GGCCGGATTGAACAGGACGGTCGCGACTTCACCGCCTACGCCTTTCCCGCCGACCGCGGCCTTGGTTCATTCCCGACGCTGAAGGCCGCCTCTGCAGCAATCTCGGCTGCCCATGGGGGTGGCCGATGAGCGCCCCCAAAATAGTAATCACTCAAGATGGCCTCGACGTCATCGATCGGTTTCTGGCCCGCAGCGCGCCGACAGGCGCGGACGCCGCCGCTTGGTTGAACGGCACAGCGGAGACGCAGCCGGCGCGCCTCAGGCGGCCGAACAGGCACGAACGGCGCTCGCAATTCGTCCGCTACCGCCCGCAGCGCTCGCCCGATCGCCAGAAATCATATGAGCGCCGGCACCGTTTGGCGTTCTCCGGTCCGATGCCGCCCCACCTCGCCGCCCGGTTCACGGTCGGCGAAATGGCCTGTCTTCGCGTTGTAAGCGACGAGCATCGCGCCAAAGGGTTCTGCGACCTGGACCTCAACCAGATTGCCGCCCGCGCTGGTGTGGCGCGTAAGACCGCACAGCGTGCACTCCGCCACGCTGGCCCAGGCTCGAACCAGAAGTGGGCCAAGAAGGGCGAGGGATTGCTGACGATCGAAGAGCGCCGCCCAAAGGGTCGCAGGAAGCACTTCCCGAACCTTGTGCGGATTACGTCGCCTGAGTGGCTGACGTGGCTCAAGCGGCGCCCAGATGGTGCGCAAATGAAGACAGGACAATCGAGTCCGACCACGGTTAAAACTATAGATAATGATGTTGTTCTTCTACGCGAAACAACTTCGAACGACGAAGGACCGCAAAGCGGTCACCCGAGCAAGGAAGCAATCGCCTTCGCGACCGAGCTGGCCAGCATCAGCGGACACCGCCTCAATCGCCTGCCGCAGTCCTGGCTCGATACCAACCCTGCCCAAGTCGTGCAGACTTGGATCAATTCATTGATCGATGTCGGCGCCACTCTGAAGGGTGACCCGATAGCGATGCTTCGGCTCATTGCCCAAGACGTGATGCGCCGAAAGCCTGATCCGGAGCCGCCGCGCTCGCCCCGCTACTTCTCGCCGACCGTTCGACAGGTCGTCGACAACCACATCAGAGCGCGGACGATGCCCTTGCCGTTGGCCAAGGTGGCGGCATGATAGTGGGCACAAACCGAGGGCGAGACGCAGCGCGCCCTGGCGCACGCCGTCGCGGCTACACCCCACGCTGGGACAAGGCTAGCGCTACCTTTAAGCAGCGCCACCCATGGTGCCTCGGTTGCGAGGCTATCGGGAAGCGGTCGGCAACGGACGTTCCGGACCACGTCGTTCCACATAGAGGCAATCAGGCGATCTTTTGGGACACGAGCAAGTGGCAGCCAGCCTGTCGCTGGCACCATGACATCATCAAGCCAAAGCTTGAGCGCTTGTTCGATGATGGTGAGATCAAAGAGGAGGACCTGTCGCTGAACAGCTCGGCCGCGATCGCGCTCGGTCGCAAGCATCCCCCACGGCAAACGGTTGGTCACGATGGCTGGCCAGCACCACCGGGGGGGAGGTGAAATGTTTTGGACGATGGGGATGGCGGACCGTTTGGGGCCTTCAGACGGAACCTCGTCGAATTGGAAACAAAAAGCCCATTAGGAGATGATGATGCAAGGTCGGAAGCCGAGACAGTCAAATGTCATCCCGATGACGGGCGCGAAGGCACCGCGACCATCGCCCGCGACATTGGCAAGGCGTCTATGCCCCAAGGGTGTGACTAAGGAAGAGCGTCGCGAGTGGCTGCGCGGTGCCACCATGCTTGCCGATCCGACGTTGGACAGACTTAAATCGCACTACGTCGACGCTATTGTCGAATACTGCCGCCTGACTATCCGGCTTCGAACGATTCGGAAGTTTTTTTGTGACCTGCAGGAGATGCGTCGCGTTGAGAAACAGGCGGCAACACCGGCGCATTCCGCGATCGGTGAAATACAATGCGAGCATCCGCTCGCCGCCGAAATCTATGAAGTTGAGGGCCGCAACGGTCTCCAGCTCAAGGCGCATCCTCACGTCGCGCAATTGAATGAAACATGGCGCCAGTGGCGTTCGCTCTTGGCCATTCTTGGTTTAAGCCCGACCGATGAGCGCAACTTGCTGCCGGGTCAGGGCGACCTGTTCAATGACCCTTCAACAAAATATCTGGACGGCAAATGATGCGACCCGCTGCAGACGATGCGACTACGCAATATGCGCTGGACGTTGTGGACGACAAGATCGTCGCGGGTCCGCACGTCCGCGCCGCTTGCGCCCGACATCTTCAAGATCTGGAGCGAGGCTCAGAGCGTGGCTTGTTCTATGATGCCGCCGCTGCGGAACGGATTCGCGGTTTCTTCCGCGATGTGCTCACAGTCGAAATCCAGGAGCCGTCACCGGACGGCGGCGCCGTGAGCCGCCCGGTGCCGTTCATTCTGCTGCCTGAGCAATGCTTCATCACTGGGTGTCTCTTCGGCTGGAAAAACGAAAACGGACTGCGGCGCTTTCGTCGGTCCTACACCGAATCGGCAAAGGGTTCTGGCAAGTCTCCGCTCGGCGCCGGCATCGGCCACTATATGTGCTCGGCGCTCGATATGATCCGAGCCGAATGCTATACGGCCGCGACCGATCAAGATCAGGCTGCAATTCCATTTCGCGATGCTGTGGCAATGTGGGAGAGGTCACCGGGATTGCAGCGCAAGCTCGAAGCGAACGGCGTCATGCCGGTGTGGCAGCTCACGCACAAGTTCAATGGTTCATTTTATCGACCGATCTCTTCCGCGAAGAAAGGCAAGTCGGGAATCCGCCCATACTATGCGCTGATCGATGAGGTACACGAGCATCCCGACAATTCCGTGATTGAGATGCTTCGCGCCGGCACGAAGGCCAATGAAGAGGCGCTGATTTTTGAAATTACAAATTCCGGGTTCGACAAGAAATCAGTTTGCGGCCGAGAGCACGATCAAAGCATCCGGATCGTGCACGGCGACGAAACTAACGACGCATGGTTCTCATTCGTGTGTTCACTTGATGACGGTGACGAACCATTCGACGATGAGGCGTGCTGGCCAAAGGCGAACCCGTCGCTGGGCGTGACAATTAAGGCTCAATTCATCCGAGAGCAGGTTGCCGAGGCGAAAGGCCTTCCGTCAAAAGAAGGGCTCGTGCGGCGACTTCACTTCTGCCAGTGGACCGAGAGCGAGAATAGCGCGATCCCGCGCGCGCTCTGGCTGAAGTGTGAAGCGCCCGTCGACCCGGCCGAGATGGTGCGGCTCGGCTACCGCTGCATTGGAGGTTTAGACCTATCGCGGGTCAATGACTTGTCCTCATTCACGCTCACATGGCTTCCGGTCGAGATCAAGGACCAGTGGCGGTTCATTTCAAAAACGTGGTTCTGGACTCCGAAGGATACGTTGGCGCCGCGCTCCAAGCGGGACCATGCGCCCTATGACGTATGGGCGGAGCAGGGCCACCTTGAAGCTGTTCCCGGCAAAATATTGAAGTTCGGATGGATCGCGGATGCCTTGCTCGATCTTTGCGCGCGATATCACCCGGAGATGATTGGGTGCGACGAATACGGACTCAAACAGTTGATCGAAAAGCTTTCCGAGATGGGACAGACACTCCCCTGTGTCGTCCATCCCCAAGGATTCAACAAGCGCGAGATCGGCACGCGCCGCGAGTTTGAGAACAGCGGCGCGGAAAAAATCGAATTGTGGATGCCGGACTCGATCAACAAACTAGAGCAGATTCCGGTCTCGGGGGCCGTTTTTTTGGTGCCACCCATTCGCGGGCCGCCCCGAGGGACTAAGCTGAGCGCTGATAGTGGAAGCGGTTGATGTCCGAGCGCTCGTACACCCGGCCCGCCGAGATGATCTTGGCAATCTCCCGCCTAGCTTCGGGGAGCCGATCCCACGCCATCTTGGCTTCCTGCAGGGTGAAATAATTTTCGGTCCTAGCGCCGTGGTCCATCTGTGCCGCGCGTGATGCGTCCACGTATAGCGGTGCGGTGGTGACCAGCCCTCTTTGTGCATCCTTGGTGAGCCGGTCGAACAGCGAAGCGCCTTCGGCATCTCCCGCGAACCCGAGCTTTTGCTTGATCTGGCTCGCGCCCATTAAGTCGATCATCTGCAACGGGTAGCCGGGTGCGCGGAAGTTCACGACGGGCTGGTTGAAGCCGTCGCGGCCAACGTCAAAATCAAAGTCCGCATCGGGAAAGCCGTGATCTTTGAAAATCTCAGAACGCATTGAATCTACCTCCTTTATGGTCGAAGGTCGGAGATATTCACGCGGTGCAGCGGTCGCAAGGGGCCAAGCATCGCCGCAATTGGGGCACAGTGACAGGTCTCACGTTTCAGTCATGGTCGAACCAGATTGTCACAATCAGGCAAGGCTCATTCGCGCCACCATTATAATTACGAACCTCTCCGAACGCGGTGTTGGTGTGCTTGATCTGGCGCCCATCCTTATCGAGCTCGTCTCCGATCCAGATGTTGATTTTGGTATCCAACCCATCGATCTCGCGCTCGCCCATGGCTTTGAAAATCTGGCACCGCATCTTTTGGCTCCCTATAGCTAGACCGGGAGCAATAACCGGGGCGGCTTAAAATAAGCCTAAATGAAACGTCAAACGTGTGGAATTACCTTGCTTTCCGAAGCCGGAGATCGGTCCCGATGCGGGACCGAATTCATCGTCAGAATGGCCCTGGGGTGGGATTCCAATTCGCCCGGCTTTGGTCTATGATTTGTGCGCCCCGATCGCCGGCTGAAGACCGGCGACCGGGACTTGACCACAACGCACCGGATAAGGGCGCGTCATGACCCGAATCAAATTTACCAAAAAACGACGGGCTTGCCCCCTGGCCGGTGCTCCCCATGCACAGCTAGGAGGGCTTCGCCATGTCAACAACCCCATCCCATCGCGATCTACCTTTTTCAAATCTGCGCTATTGGAAAGAGTACGGGCATCGGCTTCTAGTGACGCGATTGACCTTAGGCATGACGGAAACGGAAGCCGCCGCTGCATATGGCGTGCAAGTCCGGACATACAAGAGATGGGAGGCCGGCCACCCGCAACGCGAAGGAATCGCCGCATTGCAGGCACTGGCGGCGTTCTCCAAAGTCTACAAAGTCAGCTTAGCTTGGATCATTGCAGGTGAAGGCTTCAACCTTGAACCACACCTTGCCGTGAATCCGGGCTCCAAGCTGGCTATCCTTCCGATCAACAGCGCTGCGCGCCAACGTGCGCTGGCCGAGACTGCGCGCGAGGTGGCGTCATGAGCGCGAAAATCGTGACGTTGTTTCCGAAGTCCCCCAGCCGCAAAACGCTCGAA